GATGGTCTACCTTTATTCCAAACCGCAAAATCTTTTGCAGCATGGTAGTAATTACGATAAGCTGATACTGCATCTCCTTCGACTTTACAGTCTGGATAATGACTCATTGCCTGAGCAAAAGGTGTCAAACCAGAATCTTTAATATTATCAGGCGCGTGTTTAAGAGTATCGATTAATTTTAATTTAGTCATATGTTCCTTGCCATATCTATGCTCGAACTCATCTGTCAAACCAACCATATGCTCATAATGCCAAATATAATTAGATTTTGTTTCCATTGTCCAAACAGTACAGGGATGGTGATGATGCACAGCTTTATACAGCGTTGCTTCTAGGTTGCTATTGGGATGCACCCAGTAGTTCACCATGCGCTTCCCACTCTTTGATGCACGACGTTCAACTTGACCATCTAGCATTCTGTGGGCTGTACACAGCATTTGTGCGGCTTCTATAATCATCTTATTAATATGCTTGTCACACATCATTCGAGCCGCTTCACGCGGCTCTTCTGATAGAATAAAAATATTCAATCTACTATCTCCATAAGAAATTCTTCGTTTTCATCTTCCCAGATACGAGCGCTTGCAGGCCCGTACTGAGAGATAAATTCTTCATAAGTTAATTCAGTTGCGTTTTCTTGCATTTCGACAACGTAATTTCCGATATTACTCATTATTTCATACCCCGCTTTTCTCTCCAAGCATTTACAATACCTTCTGACCAACCAGGGTTTTTGTTATCAAGAACTCTTGTTGGTGCAACTTCATGACCGTTACGAGCTTCTACATACTCTTCAACAGTGAAGTTTTTAACTAACTCTTTAACGAATTTTGCTTTAGTGATTGGAGTTCCGCTATACTTAAAGCGAGCGATGAAAAGATCAATACCGCGACCGACATTTGAAGGGTGAATGTTTGGCTTATTTTCATAAACTGGACGACCGACATAGTTGCCAGTGTATGTTAAGTATCCGCCGTGGAAGCTGAATTTTGATTTATCGAACTGTGTCATTTTTATTTCTCCGTGTGTGTTTATAGAATCAATATAAGACAAATAGACTGCTATGTAAACAGCCTATTTGAAATAAAATGAAATTATTCTACACACATTTCTGCTTCGAATTGCTCAACTTCATTAGACTTTGAAACTAGCATTTTACGAAGTGCATGAAGAGCTGCACGTTTTTCATCTGAAGCACCTTCATCAAAAGCTATAATAGCGTTCTGTAGAACTTCGATATCTTTAATCAAGTCAACCATAGTATATTCCTTTCAAAGAAAAATTCCGATACAATGATTCTATCGTATCGGAATTAAAATGTCAATTAAGTTTCGAATATTTCTTCATTATATTGATCGATGTCAATATCTTCGCCGAATACTTTTTTGATTAGTTCTAGAATAGATTCGCGAGAAGTTGAAGAGAATTGATATAGAGGATTTCCTCCTGCTGGCCCATATTCCATCATTAGGAGTGCGACACAGTTATTTTCTCGAGCAAATTCTTTGACTTCGCGGTGTGATGGTTCAGAAGAGATATCAAGTTCTATTGTAAAATGAGCCATTTTGATTCCTTTTTTAGCTTATAGAATCAGATTACTCTCTTCTGAACGAAATGTAAACCTTAAACTACTCTAATTTCTATAGGTTCAGCAAAATGTCTATTTAGCATATCGATACGATCTGTTGCCATAGCCATTTTATCAAGTTCTTCTTGAATAGCTTCTACGATATCAGAATGCTCTCCGATACCAACAGAATGGTTCATATAAACCAAGATATTAGTTTTTGCACGTTCTAGCTCACCTTCTGCGTGCATACGTGCTGCTTTGATTAGTTGTTCTTTCATGCTATATTCCTTTTTCAATTTTATATTGTTTGCGTACTTTTAGAAAGTGTTCTAAATAGTCGTAAGTATTTACTTTAAACACTTGCGCTTCTGATCCATCTACTGTAATCAAAATCACACCTTGTTTAATCGGTATGCCTGTTCTTTCATAGAAAGCTGCAGCATAAAACGAAGCTTGGATAAAATAGCTAGTAATCCATTCTTCTTTCTTGGGTTTGCGAGAGGTTTTAAAATCAACAATAGAAAGTTGACCATCAAACTCTGCAATACAATCTACTTGACCTGCACATTTTAACCGATCGCTGTAGAGAAATTCTTCTTGCATCCAAACGTTATCTAAACGTTCGTCTACTATTTTTTTGATATCATTGAACGAAGCAATGTTTGAAGGCATTGCACCTTCTGACCATTCCTCTACATTATCGATATAATCTTCAGCCAGTTTATGGACGGCTGTTCCTCGTGTCGCAGCTTGAGTAGAGATCTTATTTGCCTCTTCTTCTCCTACGCGTTTACGCCATTCGAGAATACCTTGCTTACTCAATATACCTAAAACTGTAGTAATTGATGGATAGGCATTCCCGTCTGGTGTAAAATATCTACGTCCTGCTTCAGTACTTTTTCTTGTAAGTTTCGGCAAAACTATGCCGTGATCTACATGTGTAAACATAATATAACCTTGTCTATTTCTTCAGTTTATATTATACTACACATTTTTAGAAATGTAAACTTTTTTATACTGCTGTTGATCCACTCATGTCACTTTGAGCCATTACCCAAGTATAACACTTTGATAAAAAATCATCACCAGCAGTTCCTTCTATTGTAGCTAGAGGTGCATCGTATCTTTTAAAGTCAATGGGATGTGTGTCGTCTGTTGGTGTTGCAGTTGCATATCCTGAACAGTCTATCATAACCGAAAATTCATTACCTAAGTTTCTTTGAATGTTCGCTGAAACTATTCTGAAGTATGCAGCGTCAAATCCTGTTCCGTATTGGCTTGTTGCCAAATCTATTTGAATTGCCATTTTTTTTATTTTCCTTATAAGTCTGTTGCACTAGAAAAATCGTCTAGTGTTTTTAAATATGCATAGCATATTTCTATTAAGTTTCCAGTACCTGTTATTGTTGGTAATTCTGCGTGATATTGATGATGAAATATCGGATGCGAGTTATTTGTCCTAGCCGCAGCCGAACCGTATCCATCAACATTTATAGTTACAAAATTTTCAATTACAGATAAGCTTGCAATTTTTAAGTAAGCTTCGGAAGCCGCCATTCCGACATTTGTTTCATCTGCGGTTAATTCTTTTTGTAGTGCCATTATGCGTACCTATTCATATGAAGTTTAATCCACGCTGTCCAGTGAATATTGGTTGATGCAACTCCAGTTACATCTAATTTAAGATATTGATTTGTAATTGAAGTATCAATGTCTGTTGTATTAAGTGCTGATCCTTCACTGTGTATTACAGTTTTCGTAGTTGTTCCTACTTGTGTCACAGTACCGTCATCAGCAATTCTAAAAGCAGCGCTTAATTCCCATACTCTTAGTAAGCTATTTGTATCATCATTTGCTATAACTTTAGCTGACATATAACAAAATTGTTGCTGATAAAAATACAACCCGTCTGGAACCATTGATAAGTAATGGGCTTGAGTATCGCTTTGGTTAAGTCCTTCTGAGGATATTGTGGCAGTAGTCGCATCTGTTGTTTTGCCCCAATACTCACAATATGCTGTCTGTAATGCTTGAGCATAGCCGCCTCTAGCAAAAGCGTGACTGGTTGTAGCTCGTCCTCTATTTACACTGCATCCTCTACTCCCAGACTTGCTACCTGGTCCTATCACAATACCGTATTGACCTGGCATGCCAGACCCGCCAGCCATCATATTAATGCTATCGGAAGAAGAGGTATTAGAATCATAACCAATGGCCATTGATCTAGTCCCGTTTGCATAGCTATTTTTTCCTATAGCAATTGCTTCTGTTCCGCTTGCTCTCATGCGATTACCTAGTAGTATAGATTCTGTACCTGACGCTACTTGGATTGCATTCGTTCTATATATTCCTAAATCAACAGCACTAGCACCTCTAACATTTCCTCCAGTTGTTCCACTGTCTGGAATTCCCAACATAAATGCACCAGTTCCTTTAGTAACAATAGCTGCACCTGCGTTTGTACTACTACTATTTACACTTAAACTGGCTATGTTTACGGTGTCGTTTGGACTTGAGGTATTGTCTGCTGATGTAAAACCAGTTACTCCTCCGCCACCACCGCCTACAGCTGACCCATCTAAAAGTAAACTTGTTCCGTCAGAACTAAGGGTTATTGCTCCGCCTGATCCTGTGTTGTCTAAATTAATTGATCCCATTAGTAAATTACCTCTGTTGTGTTAACTGTTGCTACCCACCTAATATTGTGAGAGGCTTCTCCAGTTACTGTTATCGCGACAGCACCGTTAGTAGTGTCTGCTGAAAGAGCTATGCTCCAGTTAGCTGCGCCTGCGCTTTCACTAATCTTATTAATGTTGTAAGTACCAAGTGCTGTTGTAGCAGCACTAGCCGCTCTAACTGCTCCACCTTTAATTTCCCATACAGCAAAGTCGTTTGTGCTTGAGCTATCTTCACGAGCAATTATTGTGCCTGTAAATCCATAACAAGAGTTATTAGGTAAAGTAATCTGATTGTTAGTAG